TAATAACTAAAGGATAAGGTTATGGATGATAATGAATGGTTGGAAAGTATGTCGCCAGATAAACCAGAGTGGGAGTACCATGAGATTTGCTTGTGGTCACCATTCATAGAAAGCACTGTAGGTAAGATAGCCAAGAATATGGAAGATGGCGGGTTTGACAGAAACCATCCCATACGTATCTACGAGGGTAAAATCCTTGATGGTCGTCACAGATATGAAGCTGCAATTAAGGCTGGTGTTGACCCAATCTTTACTGAGTTCCAAGGCACCCGTAAGGAAGCTGTCATAGAGGTTACCAAGGAACAGTTAGATCGTGGTCATTGGGGTGATGAAGATATTAATTTCTTCTACGCTCAACGTGCCGATGCTCTTGGGGTAAGGACTAGGGCGGATAATCAGCATACGCCAGATGGCGCAAGCACTCCAACTCAAGCAGAACACGCTGATGCCCTTGGGGTAGGACACAGGACAGTTAACCGATGGGAGAAAGACCGAAAGGAGATCATGGCAGACCCCGAACTAGCAGCCAAATCTACAACACCAGAAGGCTACAAAGAGGCTAAGAAGGTCGTAAAGGAAAGACGGCAAAGACAAAAGGAGGCTATTAGGAATACTGTCGCCCCCCCTGTGGTTGATCTTAATGCCATAGCTAGAAGCAAGAAAGAAACTGACATACGTAATGTTGGGCCAGCTTTTGTTGGACTTATGGAGACATTATGTACAAAGTTTGACGAAAGAGACATCAAGAGGGAACTTGTATCTTTCATGTATCCAGACCCTCTTGGACTAAAGCTTGAAGCACTTCATAAGATGGCAGACATCTTGAGTGAACTTTGTGAAGACCTACCTACCGAAACCACTAAACAGCAACTAAACTAAAGGAACCTACAATGACAAATCAACAGAGCCTATTCGACTTCGCGATTGAAAAAATGCGTGAGCGTTCAGTATTTAAGTTTTACGGGGATCGTAAGACTCCGAGAGATGCAGTAGAAGCTGGTGCAAGAAGCCTTAGCAGCACAAAGGCTACACAACTGCGGAGCCAAGCCTTTGCAAAAGATGATGTCGTCCAAGAGCTAAACTCCCCCACGTACTGTAGTGAAGTGGATGCTTATGTACCATTCTATTGGGCAGTAAATAACTTCCCAGAGTCAACATTTGCTGCTTGGAATAAACGTGTAAGCATGGCGGCGGCTTTGCAGAAGAAGCAGTTTGTATTTCAAACCACCGCGCAGCTTTACCTTAAGGGCGCTCTGTCTGTGGATGAAGGTGATCTTGTCGCCCCAGACCATTACGTAGAAGAACTGCCTACTAAGTAATAAAATAAACAAAGGAGAGCCACATGGCTGAACATGCCCACCAAGAGTGTCCCTATGAAACGTGTGGCTCTTCTGACGCCTTTAGTTATAACGACGAAGGCTTCGGAAAGTGCCACGCTTGTGGACAAGGTTATCCATCCAGTCGAAAGACCTTCGATTGGGCGGATGAGAAGTACCCTACAAAAGGAGATAACAAGATGACATTCACACCAAAGCTGATCGAGACACCCAGCGATGGAAAGTATGAAACCATGCGAGGCATCCAGAGCCGCACAATGGAGGACTACGGAGTTCTGACCTACGGGGATCGTCAAGAGTACGTGTACCCCAGCGGCGGAATTAAGGTACGGAACCTCAAGGAGAAAGGCTTCTACGCTAAGTCAGGTTTCAAGGGTGATGAACTGTTCGGCATGAACCTGTTTACCGCTGGTAGCTCTAAGATGGTTACGATCACTGAGGGTGAACTAGACGCTCTCTCAGTGTCTCAGATACTAAAGAGCAGCTACACTAACCCTGTTGTGTCGTTACCCTCTGCTACGCCCTCTAAGAAGCTCTGGGAGAACTGCAAGGAGTGGCTAGATAGCTTCCAGAAGATCGTACTGTCAGTAGACACAGACGATGCTGGTAATGCCTTAGCGGATAAGATTTCTAAGCTGTTCCCCAACAAGGTCTACCGTGTCAATCATCACCCGTACAAAGATGCCAATGACTTCCTAAAGAATGGCAAGGGTGCAGAGTTCAAGAGCGCATGGTGGGCAGCTAGTAAGTACACGCCAGAGAACGTGATGAACACTACAGAGGACTTCCTGTCGCTGTATCAGGATGCACCAGAGCATGAGTATGTGCCTACAGGTATCCAAGCACTAGACGATAAGATACTGGGGCTGATGCAAGGTCACTTCACAGTGATTAAGGCACCGACAGGAATAGGCAAGACTGAGGTCATGCGATACCTTGAGTACAACATGATCTCGAAGGGCGTACCAATCGCTGCAATGCACGTTGAGGAGACTAAGTTACGCTCTCTGTTAGGTCTTGTGTCTTACGAATGTAATGACAACCTGACACGCAGGGACTTGATTGAGGAGAAAGGTGCTAACGATCAGGTCATTGCAGCTATCCAGAAGCTCACGAAGGATGAGTTGTACTACCAGTTCTTTATGGGTGACGGTCAGGGTGCAGAAGAGCTATGCGACCAGATCAGATACTTTAGTCAAGCCTGTGGATGTAAGTTCGTATTCTTTGAGCCTATCCAAGACGTAGTGGTAGGATCATCTGAGGAAGGTAAAGAGGCAATGCTTGCTGATCTATCCATCCGTCTGTCTAAGCTGGCAGCAGAGCTTAACGTAGGGATCGTGACTATCGCTCACACGAATGACAATGGCGACCCTAAGTACTGCAAAATGATTGGACAACGTGCTTCTGTCGTTATTGACTTGTCACGAGAGAAAGAAGCAGATAGCTTAGAGGAACGAAACACGACACACATTCGCGTTGAGAAGAACCGCCCATGCTCAGAAGAGGGTGCAGCGGGTACAATGCGATTTAACTTAGATACGTTCACATTAAGGGAGGTATAGGGTGTGAAGTATGACCTATTTGGTAACCCAGTAAAGGAGACACCAAAGATAGGCGAAGGAAAGACTTGTATAGTTTGTAAAGAGTATAAACTATTCTCTAATTTTTCCAAGCACAGGGGACACAAGGATAACCATGATGGTAGGTGCAGGTCTTGCATCAACGAACAAGTAAAACTTAGGAACGTCCTAAAAAGAGAAGCGCCACCTAAAACAGAGTTTTGCATGTGTTGCGGCAATAAGTCAGAAGATATAGTTTTGGATCACTGTCATGACACAGGCTATTTTAGGGGTTGGATATGCAGGTATTGTAATGCTGGCATAGGTCAGCTAGGAGATAACACAGCGGGTGTAGAGAAGGCACTTGTGTATTTAAGGAAACACTATGACAACAGTATTCGACATTGAAACAGATGGTCTATTAGATGTGTTGACCAAAATTCATGTCATGTCTTGGTCTAATGATATGGGTGAAGTAAAGCACACGCATGACTATGACGAGATGCGCTATGTATTGCTCAACAGCGAAACACTTGTAGGCCACAACATCATTCGCTTTGACATCCCCGCAGTGGAAAAGCTGCTGGGCATCAAGGTAACAGCACGGCTGATCGACACACTAGCACTAAGTTGGTACATCAACCACGGACGCATGAAGCATGGGCTTGAGGGCTACGGAGAGGAGTACGGAGTGCCTAAGCCAGTGATTAAGGACTGGAACACCCTGACGCCTCAAGAGTACGCTCACAGGTGCAATGATGACGTTAAGATCAACAACCGTCTATGGCGTGACTTAAGTCTTAAGCTAAACAAACTGTACAAGGACACACCAGAAGACAAAAACCGTCTCATTGACTATCTGTCGTTCAAGCTAGAGTGCGCTCAAGAGCAAGAAGAGCTACAGTGGAAATTAGACGTACCAAAGGCACAAGCAGCCTACTTCCACATCAGCCATCTCAAAGAGGAGAAGGTCGAGCAACTCGCAGATGCTATGCCTAAGCGTGTCCTAGAACGTATGGCAACAAAGCCAAAGGTTATGCACAAGAAGGACGGAGAGCTATCATCACACGGTGAGAAGTGGGTGGCTCTCTGCAAGGAGTACAAGCAGTCTGTGACGACGATAGGCTTTAAGGTTAAGACGGGTGAGGAGCGAGGCAACCCTAACTCTAACGATCAGGTTAAGGACTGGCTGCGGTCTTTAGGTTGGGAACCACGTACATTTAAATTCGTAAGGGATAAGAAGAGTGGAGAGACAAGACAAATTGAGCAAGTACGCAAAGGCTCTGACTTATGTAGTAGCGTTAGGGAACTTTCTACTGTTGATGCTGCTGTTGACTTGCTTGATGGCCTTACTGTTCTCACTCACCGCGCAGGGATACTAAAGAGCTTCTTAGAGGGTCACACAGATGGCTACCTACAGGCTGGTGTCGCTGGACTAACTAATACGTTCCGCTTTAAGCACTTCAAGCCACTGGTGAACCTACCCAGCGTAGACAAGCCTTATGGTGATGTGATCCGAGGGTGCCTGATGTGTCCAGAAGGTTATGTATTGTGTGGTGCTGACATGACGTCCCTTGAGGATACGACAAAGCGTCACTACATGAAGCCACTAGACCCTGACTATGTGAACGAGATGAGCCGTGAGGGGTTTGATCCACACTTAGACTTAGCACTACACGCAGGTCTTATCAATCAAAGTGACATCGACAAGCACAACTCTGGTGAGAGGTCACTTAAGGAGTTACGCAAGAACTACAAGGTTGTTAACTACAGCGCCACGTATGGCATTGGAGCAGCAGCCCTTGCACGAGGTACTGGCATGAGCAAGAAGG